ATATTCTTTTGAATCGTGACGGAAAAACTGACTTGCATTCTCGATATGCCCTTCAGGGCATCTAAAGTCTTTATTCTCTTTGTCATAGTATAATGGCTCAGTATATTCACGACTTGGGTGACTATCCATACACTTATCACAAAATGTTTCTCTATTTAACATTGTATTTCTCCTTATATTTCATAGTCATTGATTGAAATATGATAAGTCTTATCGGTTAGCCTTTTAACATTTCCATCTTTACATCTGTTAATCATCCTATCCATTTTCCTGTTAAAATCATCACGAATCAGATTTATTGCAGTTGGAGAAATTTGTACTCCATTTTCATGAAACCTTTTTTTAATTTTTGTTACTTGTATCATTTTTTTTCCTTTCCTTTAAATTATTAGGGCAGTATCTTCAGTTCGCCAACCGAGTAACGCTCACATAGTCCATTATGTTTAAGTTGTTATACTGCCCTAAAGGTTACTTTGTAATTACTTTACCTATCTTCTTTATTTTATTAAAGAGTTCTTGATATTTAGCTGATTTATCGTTATCACCAGATATATAGAGGTTAGATGAGTACTCTTCTAAAGCAATGACAATCATATCCACTTCTTTAGGCTCAATTACCATTTTTTTAGGTGATTGATTTTCTAATTCTATTATTTTAGCAGAGAGATAGACACATGAATCAAGCAATTCCTCAAGAGTCTCTTTAATCCAGTCACGACCATCATTAACATCTAATAAGTCTCCGTATTTTTTTGCTCCAATATCTAACCTATCTTTTATAAGCTGGAGTATGATGTCATTCATTATTTTCTCCTAATTTTTTGATTAGTTCTTTAATCCTTTTTTCAGCTTTAGACTTTTTTAATGGTTCTTTTTCCCATTTTATTTCTATGAGTTTACTTTTCTGATTGATTGTTGCCCAGAACTTATATCTACTGTTTACTGAGCCGGCTATAAAATCTCCATTGGGAAGACTTACATCAAATTTAATGTTCATTGACATCTTGTTCTTTTCCTTTCTTTTCCATAAACTTTTCAAGTTTCTTTTCTTTCTTTTCCATTTCTAGAAAATGTGTAAAGGTAACTTCTATAGCCATTATTCTTCTATGGAGGTCACCTAATGCTCTATCAATCCAATTCTTGGGTAATTTTCTTTTTGCCATTAGTACCTTCCTCCTTTAGCTAGTTTTCTTAGTAAATAAGTTTTGACTTCCATGGATTGTTTAGATACCCACTTAACAACCTTTAGGAAATCCTTTTCATCAAGAGGGCCCTTCCTACAATTACAAGATTTACAAATTAATTGAAGATTATCTATCTTAGAATCTCCTTCTTTAGATAACGGAACGATATGGTCGCAGACTATATTGTTTATCTTAAGGATAGTACTACAGTATCTACATTCCTTTCCATAGGAGGAGAGATACATATCCTTTAGTTCATTATGTGTAATTTCAAATATTACACCATGGTCATACGACCTTTTCTTAAGACTGCTCTTTAGAGAGCTTATTTTTCTTAAAGACTTTTTATAAACTTTCTTCCAAAAAGTTCTATGAATAGGCTCAAGAGTTGTCTTAAATCGTTCCTCGTCCATCTTACGTTTGGTGGTTATCGTTTTTTAGTTTATACATTGCAAATTTGTTACCGTTACCGACCATTTTTGTAGTAATATTATAACCTTTTTTTCTAAGGTTAAATATAATGGCAGATAATCTAAAGGCTCCAAACCGGTGCAATGCTTCAAGAGGGGTAATAGATTCTCCTCTTAATAAAGCATTCTCTATTAACTCTTCTTGAGTTTGATGTTTTTGATTTGCTCTGTATCTCATGTGTCTACTCCAAATTGCATTGTTAAGCTTAATTTATAAAGTCCAAAGTTAAATTGAATAAAGTTTCCAGAGAGGTCATCACCTACCATGCAACCAAATCTAAATATGGTAAATATATTGACAAAGAAACCTCCTTTAAAGGCTTCAAAATTCCATAAGATGCCAAAGCTTTTATTTTTACTCATGTCCTTCTAACCTTTTCAACTCTCTTAATTTCTATTCCATTTGGCATGTCCTTTCCTGTCTTGTGTGATAAGATAGCAGCATTCCTGGCTTTGACCCGGTCAATACTTTCTTTTATCTCAACTTTCTTAAAGTCGTTACTTACTAGTTCTGGGTTAACATTGACAGGTCCATATGTTTCATAAAGCTTATATCTTGCTGTATCCGTTTCCCAGACTCCGTCTTCTGTACCTATTTCTTTGATAACCATTGGTAATAAGAAATCATTTACAAATTTCTTAAAGCTACCAATAGCTCTCCTTCTTCCCTTTAATCTTTCTATTTCATTTTTTAGGGCTTCAACTTCTGCATCTATTAAATGCTCTTTTCTTTTAATATCAAGAACAAAATAATCTACTCTATCAATTTTTTCTCTTAATTCTCTCTGGAATTTGATTCGTCTGTCTAGATAGATATCCATTTCTGTGCTTGGAATATCATCAGTTGATTTTTGGTAATATTCAATAGTCAATTCATTGTCTATGAAGTCTCCAAGAATATCTTTTGTACTTTTCTTAACCATTTTACTCATTCTGTGCCTCCGTTGCTTTCTTTAGACGAAATGATGGAGTCCACTTTAAGTAATGATTTTCAAATAAATCACCATCACTGTTTTTGTACAACTCCAGTTTTTTAACTTTATCCTTAGCATTACCTGTAATACCAAGAACCTTTCTTGATGCATTTTCTATTGCACCACTTCCTTTACCTGCATACATATCCATAATTTGTTCTCTGGAATAGGCTCTATTAATTTGACTTATCTGAACTATAACAATATCAAGATTTACAGCCATATTACTTAGTCTATGCGAGATAAATCTTATGGTTTCATATTCACCACGGATATGTTTTGGTGGTTCTACTAGGTCAATATAATCTACAATTACAAGTCTGGGGTCAGTTTTTCTAATCATTTCAGCAATTTGTTCTACATTTGGGCTTATTGTTGTAACATTAATATGGTTTAGTTCTTCTTTATGAAAATTCCATAGTGATTTGAAATTACTATTTACTCCTTTTTTATCTCTATCACTTACAATTTGAAGATGTCTTCTGTGCATATACCATTCTGAAAGCTCGAGAGAAAGATAAAGTGTAGGAATTTGTAATTCTGGGTCTATAATATCATTCTCAACATCATATCCCAATGCCATATTCTGAGCTAAGGTAGTCTTATTTGAACCTGTACTACCAAATATTGTAACAAGTTCTCCGGGATAAACATCACAATCGACTTGCTCAGGCAATCCAAGTAACCTACCTAACTGAACTACTTTTCCATCAAAATTACTTTCAAGCCTACGTTCTAATGATTTTTGTAAATCAATAGAAGTAAGAATGTCTATGCTATAGTCTTTTCTTTTATAGAAAACACATTTAGGATTACAATGCTTAGACATTAAAATGTCATTACACTTGTAATTGTATCCTCTATTATAGGTGTCTTCTATTTTCTTTAGTACATTCTGTTCATCAAGAGCTTTATTGTTCCAATGTAACAAAGCAGCTTTAGCTGCATCAGATGTTATCCCTGACTTACGATAATGACTTGCAAGTCTAAGAATAGTATTATTTCTTTCACCTTTCATTGGACCTAGCTTGTACATTGTTTGTATACAAGTAGCATACTTAGAAGGCTCTGCTACATTTTGAAGTGTTCTTATTTTAGGAACATGCTCTTTTATGTATTCTTTTAATTCAAGATTTCCTGATTTTTCTTCCCAATCTGTAGATGTTTGTATCCTCATCTTAGCAATTTCCTTTATTTCAAGAATACTAAGATTAAATACTTCATGCTTTCCTAAGGGGATTTTATATAGACCAGATTTTTGATTTAGACTTGCATCACATCTGTATATACTCGTCCTCATATAAACAGAAAGGTCTATATAATCAAACATAGACCTCATAGTTTCTTTTAAGATATAAGGTAAATCCCTGCTAGGAATAAAACCAAATACATCAGCATGAAGCATCACATGGTATCCGGTTCCACTAAAATAAATACAATAATTAGATTCTTTAGCACCAAAATCCTCTAATTCATAGATAAAACTTCTTAGAGTATCAAGTGTGTATTCATCTGTATTATCCTTTTTATCTATGTCAACCGGAATCCAATCAACACCTCTAAGACCAAGAAAGTCCTTTAAGCTACCCTTGAGTTTTCTGTACTCGATGGCATCGTCATAGTAAAGGTAAGTACTTCTATAAACAGCATTTTCCTTTCCTTCATTATAAATTAAATCGGGTAAAGTATCAAGGGGAATCAGCAGTCCTCGTTTCCTTGGACTGCCAATTGCCACCTCTGTATACAAGGGCTAACCTAGAATGGACTCGAGGAGGTGGATAGGGTGTCCGAGCTAACAGTAGAGCTCTTCTTCGAGGATTCACTCTTTACAGACTCACCATTGTATTCTTTTAAGATGTTCTTTTGCTTTAGAAAGGCTACATAGGACTTTAAGTCAGCTATCCCTTTTTCAGTATTCATTACTACTTTGGGACAAACTCTGGTATAAGCCTTGTCTTTAGAATCAATCCATTCTTTATATACATAAATATAAAATGGATAGTTTTCATTTGTTAATGGATTATCTACTAAGAATTTCTGGTTCAAGTAAGTATCAATCTTCTCAATTTTATTTCCTTCTTCATCTTCCCATTCACCATACACATTTGGACCGCCTTTAAAACCAATAGAATCTAAAAGATAATAGATTTTATTTAGTAAAGTGCAGCTCTTTATTTTTCCATCAGGTTCTTTATCGTAAGCACCTTTTAAGGTATAGATTACAGGATATTGACTTTTTGGTACCCGCATAGTAACATCAATGAATAAATCAGCCCAGTC